ATTCTGTATACCTCCATTTTAAAATTATTATGTTTTATAAATTGTAGTATATTGACATGTTAGAATTTATACATAGCTCAGATAAAGCGAATTTCTCTTAGATCTCCTGAAGTAAACAACATGCAAACTCGCCTTATTAATCAATTTTTTTCTGGAATTAAACAGTTTGCTTCATTACTTCATCAATAAATAAAACCCTTTTATAAAGGAAAGTTGTTATACCATAATATTGGTTAGCAGTTTGTCTATTAAACATTGCTTATAAAAATCATGTATAAAAATCAAGTTATTGCTGATTATTACTGTAATAGCTTGATTTCTATGATACTATAATATTATATTAAAAACTAGTACTTTTACATATTGCAGACAAATCATAGCATTAAAAAGATTGGATGTGATAGAATCATGCAAAATCATTCTTTTAAAGATTATGTAGCAGACCACCTATATAACGAGTTATTTACGGCGCTTTCCAACTTTTTAGAAGAAAACCGTAGCAACTTGCATGTTATTTCACAACACGTGACGGCTATTGACGAGGCTAACCTTTCAGACATCGAGATCAAAGGCGTTTACATTGATAACCAACCCGGTATGAAAATAGCCTTTGATGTTCTTGTCGAAGCCCAACTTGAAATATCCGAACATGATCGCCATACGGATAGAGACGATGATGCCTATCCATGGTTTAAGATTTCCTGCACCGGTGATCTATCCCACAACCTTGACGATTTTTCTACCACTGCTATTGAAGAATACAACTGCAAAGATAAGCAACAGCATCCCATGTCAGATTCACTCGTTCCTATTATTCGAAAGAACCAGTTAGAAAAAGTTGCCACTGATTTCTTACAAAAACATTACCCAGAGGCACTTGATGCGCCTATGTCGCTCGGTCCAGTTGATCTTGCAGAACGCATGGGACTGTCCGTTGATTTAAAAACCATTACTCCCGATTTTTCAGTTTTCGGCCAAATCTGCTTTGCTGATTGTGATACCGAATATTATGACGAGGACACCGACTCCATCAAAACCATTCATGTTAACAAAGGCACTATACTTGTTGATCCGAACGCTTTTTTTCTGCGAAATTTGGGTGCTGTAAATAATACGGTCATCCATGAATGTGTTCACTGGGATCTGCATCGAAAAGCCTTCGAATTAGAACGGCTCTATAATAAAGAACTGACACATATCCGCTGTCAAGTAGTAGGTGGCATAAAAAAAGATAACATCAGGACAGCAACTGACTGGATGGAATGGCAGGCAAACTCATTGGCACCTCGTATTCAAATGCCATTTACACCTTTTAAGCTAAAAGCAGATGCGCTTATCAAGGAATATCAAAAAGAACTTCACACCAATGAACTCATTGATGTCATGGAGCCAGTTATTGATGCACTGGCTACTTTCTTTTGTGTTTCACGTTGTGCCGCTAAAATTCGCATGGTCGACGTTGGCTATGAAGAAGCTATGGGAGTATTCATTCATATCGATGGGCACTATGTAAAACCACATGCTTTTAAGAAGGGTTCGCTTGCCAAAAATCAAACCTTTTCCATTAGCATAAATGATGCCCTATGTGAAAGTTCCCTTAACCAAAATCTTCGTACAACATTAGAAGAAGGAACCTATCTGTTTGTTGATTCACATTTTTGCATTAATTCCCCACAATATATCGAAAATGATGAAAATGGGCAACCTGCGTTAACAATATATGCACAGCATCATATTGATGAATGCTGCCTTATATTTGATTTATCTGTTCATCATTCTACGAATGCTTATGGTAAACAATTTTACACAGAATGTGTCTTGTTCCGTGACGCATCATCCGATATCATTTTTGAAGCAACCTATGTGCCTTCAAAGCATAACCAAACCATAGAAGCACATGCAAAGCTCATTAAAGCCTGTAATGCGGAAATACATAAAGTGTTAAGCAGACTTCCTCATGATTTTCCAGATGCTCTGGTTGCAATTATGAAGTGGCGAGACATTACTGTTGAAAAGCTGGCCGAGGAAGCGGGGCTGGATGCTAAAACAATAACTCGGCTTAGAAATAGCCCTAATTATACGGTAAAAAAGGAAACACTATTCGCTGTATGTATAGGGCTTCATATTCCACCACCATTAAGTAGTGAGCTATTTGAAAAGGCAGGCATACGGTTAAATAGTACCGAGCTCGATCTTACATATCGTTTTTTATTAAATTATTGTTGGCAAGACACATTAGAAGATTGTAATGTATATTTAGCTGAGCCAAAAAAGAAACCACTTGGCAGAAAAGAATAAAAAGTTTTAAATTCGACCGGACATTTAATGTCCGGTTATTTTTTTGCCTATTTTCAGGCATATGTTTTCAAATACATCACCATTATAGGTAGCTTTTTCTATGATATAGCCAATATTTCGGACATTCCATGACCGTGTGCTAACACTATCCTTCTTCTACAATGGAGCTAAAGCAAGGGAACATATCTACTGTTCTTTGCCAGTTATATAAAATGATGAGCCGAATGGCTCCCGTTTAAAAAAAACGGCGAGTTTTTTCGGCCTTTTCTGGTGCCCTTTTTCTCGTTGTATGAGAAGGAGGGCATTATTATGCTAATCAACTATCATTCGGTAACAGGTGAAGTAACGGAAGTCGAGGTTTCTGCGGAAATTGGTGCCGTTATCGTCGAATTGGATCGTAAGGAATATAACATCAATCACAAAGAAACGCGTCGCCATGTTTCGTTAGAAGCGTATGATCCCTATAATAAGCTGTTATGTATTAATCCAGAGCCATTATGTGCATTACTAGAGGCAGAAAACAAAAATGCACTGATGACTGCGATCCAAAAGCTGAAACCAGCACAAAAAGAGCTGCTTTATCGTATTTTCTGGCAAAAAGAAACCCAGTGCAGCATTGCCGCTGAAGAAGGAGTCAGCAAAATGGCAATCTCCAAGCGTCTAAAAACGACGTTAACAGCACTTCGTCATAATCTTAACGAGTAAATTCTTATGGGCATCCTATCATGGGATGCCTTTTTACTATTTTTTTATTGGCAGGTTTACTTTCTCTCTTTTTATGGCCTATCTATGTAAGGCACAACAAGACAGCCTCACAGAAAGGTAGGTCACAAAATGGAGCACCATCTTACTATTCGTGTTTCAAAGAAGCCCGTAGATACTGGAATTGTCAGTTACCATACCGTTACCCTTCGCGAACGAATTCTTCGTTTCTTGCTGGGAAAGCCGTATACGCTGACCGTTCTTGTACCCGGCAACAGTATCAAATCACTATCGATTGACGAAATTCCAAAGGAAGGAGGAAATTCCCATGAGCCAACCCAATCAACAGCTTCATAACGTAATTACTAATTTACATGCATTGGCGGATTCCTTACAAGTGCTGGCTGATACTATGGCAAGTGAAGATCAGGAAGCTACTGCACACACGGTCTCCACCCCACCCACAAAGCCGCAAAAGCCAGCTCTTACTCTTGTCGATGTCCGCATGGTACTGGGTGAAAAAGCGAATGCCGGATTTTCTAAAGAAGTCCGCAACCTGCTGCATAAATATGGGGCCAGTAAATTAAGTGCGGTTTCTCCAGGGCAGTATCCAGTATTACTAAAAGATGTGGAGGCGATCGGACATGCCGCCGAGTAATCATGCCATATTATCCGCTTCCTCCTCATATCGCTGGCTGCATTGTCCCCCATCGGCACGACTGGAAAGTAACTTTGCGTCTACTGAGTCGCAAGCAGCCGCCGAAGGAACTGCCGCTCATGCGTTAGCCGAGCACAAGCTCCGACGCGCACTCAAGTGGCGAAGCAAACGTCCAGTCTCTGATTACGATACTGATGATATGGAACAATACACCGACGACTATTGCGATTTTTGCATGGAGCAGTATGAGCAAGAAAAGCAAAACTGTCCGGATACCAAGATAGCGACTGAAATCAAGCTGGATTTGTCGGCCTATATTCCACATGGTTTTGGCACCTGCGACTGTTTGATTGTTTCAGACAAACGACTTTACATTATTGATTTCAAATATGGGCAAGGAATCGTGGTCGATGCCACTAACAATTCACAGTTAAAGCTATATGCACTCGGGGCACTGGCGCTCTATGGTAACTTGTACGATTGCACGGAAGTTGCCCTGACGATTTTTCAACCGCGTCGCGATAATATTGGTACCTGGACAATTCCCACAGCAGATCTGTTGGCTTGGGCAGAAGCAGAATTAAAACCCACGGCGCAACAAGCCTATACAGGAGAAGGCAATTACTGTTCCGGTGATTGGTGTACCTTTTGCCGGGCCGCTACGAAATGCCGCACCCGAGCCGAAGCCAAGCTGAAATTAGCAAACTATGAATTTGCCTTACCCCCACTTCTCACCGATGACGAAATTGAACATATTTTGGGTATGCTTGATGATCTTACCCCATGGGCCAATACTTTAAAAGCCTACGCATTAGATGCCGCCGTAGCGCATGGCAAGGTATGGCAAGGCTGGAAGGTTGTTGCAGGGCGCTCTAATCGTAGGTATACAGACGAGGCTAACGTGGCGGAAGCAGCAAAAACAGCCGGGTACGAGGATATTTACAAGAAAAAGCTCATTACGATTACTGAAATGGAAAAGCTGATGGGCAAGAAAAACTTTACTACCATTCTCGGTGCATTGGTAGATAAGCCACCGGGAAAACCCACGCTTGTACCACTGACAGACAAGCGTCCGGCTCTCAATATAACAGATGTCAATCATGAATTTACAGAGGTAACTGAAAATGAATCCTATTAATAAAACGAAAGTAGTAACTGGTACTGTACGTCTTTCCTATGCCAATGTATGGGAACCAAAATCCATTAACGGCGGCAAAGAAAAATATAGTGTGTCGCTCATTATTGCCAAGTCCGATACAAAAACGCTCGAAGCTATCAATACCGCCATTGACGCTGCCATTACAGAAGGCATTTCTAAATTTGGAGGTAAAAAACCAAATAAAGCATCCCTAAAACTTCCCCTGCGAGATGGCGATGTCGAACGCGATGATGATGCCTATAAAGATAGTTATTTTGTTAATGCCAATAGTATTACAGCCCCACAGATTGTAGATAAACACGTACAACCCATTTTAGACCACAGCGAGGTATACAGTGGCGTGTATGCCCGGGTATCCATTACGTTTTATGCCTTTAATTCAAATGGCAATCGTGGTATTGCCTGCGGGCTGGGTAATATCCAAAAGATTTCCGATGGAGAGCCATTAGGCGGCAAGACCACGGCAGCCGATGATTTTACCACCTTAGATAATGACGACTTTTTATCCTAATTAAATTACGAAAAGAGGTACTGAGACAATGTTGAAAACAATAATAGATACTGTATTAGCAATTGATTTTACTGTGCTTTCCCTCGTGGGAATGGTATTCATGATCCACTCCTTACTGGATGACGCCAGACGCCGTAAACGGGAAAAAGAACTCGATAATCGGCTGAACAACCGATCCTAATCCAAATAAGCTGCATATGGGGCGGAGGTATTTCCTCTGCCCTATTGCTATACAAAAGAAGGTGTATGTATGAAGCATATCAGTATTGATATCGAAACCTATAGCAGCACGAATCTTTCAAAAGCTGGTGTATATCGCTATGCCGATAGTGATGATTTTGAAATCCTGCTTTTTGGGTATGCCGTAGATACTGGCAAGGTGCACGTAATTGATCTTGCCTGTGGCGAGAAAATTCCTACTTCTATTATAGAAGCCCTATCCGATGATGCGGTTACCAAGTGGGCATTTAACGCGCAGTTTGAACGTGTTTGCCTGTCCCATTACCTAAAGCATTGGCTGGCACCTGGCTCCTGGCATTGTACGATGATCTGGTCTGCCACACTGGGCCTTCCCTTATCGCTAGAAGGTGTCGGTACGGTATTAGGCTTAGATAAGCAAAAATTAAAGGAAGGTCATGATCTCATCAAATATTTTTGTATGCCTTGCACTCCTACGAAGGCGAATGCAGGCCGTACACGCAACCTTCCCCAGCACGACAAGGAAAAATGGCAGCGTTTTACGTTCTATAACCAGCGTGATGTTGAAACCGAAATGAGCATTCAAAAGCGGTTATCCATATTCCCTGTATCCGCTACAGAATGGCAGCATTATAAGCTGGATCAGGAAATAAACGACCGGGGCATCCAGATAGATGCCACATTAGTACGACAGGCTATTGTTTGTGATGATACCTTTCACCATACCCATTTAAAAATAGCATAAGAGTTAACGGGCCTTGAAAATCCCAATTCACCAATCCAGCTTAAAGAATGGTTAGTAGCAAACGGTATGCCGCTCCCTTCCCTTTCTAAAAGCGAGGTTTCTACTGCACTAGAAACGGCTACGGGTAACGTCAAAACCGTATTGGAATTACGCCAGCAGCTTGCCAAATCCAGCGTCAAAAAATACACGGCGATGAAAGCTGCCAAATGTAACGATGGTCGTATACACGGTTTGCTGCAATTTTATGGTGCCAATCGGACCGGGCGCTGGTCCGGCAGGCTCGTACAAGTACAAAATTTACCGCAGAACCATCTGCCGGATCTGGCACTGGCACGTAGCCTCATCAAATCCGGTCAGTTCGATATGGTAGAACTGCTTTATGATTCCCTTCCCTCTGTGCTATCAGAACTGATCCGTACGGCATGCATCCCAAAACCGGGCTGCCGCTTTTTTGTAGCCGACTTTTCAGCCATTGAAGCACGGGTAATTGCGTGGCTTGCTAAAGAAAACTGGCGCATGAAGGTATTTGCAGCCGGTGGAGATATTTACTGTGCATCCGCCAATCAAATGTTTCACGTACCGGTGGTAAAACATGGCATCAACGGACACCTCCGGCAAAAAGGTAAAATAGCCGAGCTTGCATTAGGATACGGCGGTTCTGTCGGTGCGTTAAAAGCTATGGGCGCTATCGAGATGGGAATTCCTGAAGAAGAACTGCAGCCGCTTGTAGCTGCCTGGCGTACCACCAATCCCCATATTGTAAAGCTGTGGTGGGATATCGACCGGGCAACAAAAAAATGTGTCAAGGAACATGTATCCACAGAAGCACACGGGATTTACTTCAAGTATCAATCTGGCTGCCTGTTTCTCCAGCTTCCCTCTGGCAGAAGGCTTTCGTATGTAAAACCTCGTATTGCCTTAAACCGATTCGGTAAGGAAGCCGTTACCTATGAAGGCATTGGTAGCACCAAGAAATGGGAACGGCTGGAATCATACGGGGCAAAATTTGTTGAAAACATCGTACAGGCCACCAGCCGGGACATTTTAGCGGAAGCTATAGAACGGCTAAATGAAGCTGGTTTTAACATTGTGATGCACGTCCACGATGAAGTCATCATTGAAGCGCCACGTGATGCCTCGCTGACAACGATCTGTACTATCATGGGGCAACCGCCAAATTGGGCAGATGGCTTACTACTCCATGCCGATGGGTATGTTTGTGATTTTTATCAAAAAGATTAAAAAATTTCCGAGTATCAGGGTTTACTTCTCACATTCTGCTGGCCTATCTGTGAGAGCCATTTCCCCAATACCCGGATTTTTTTATACCGGGTTCGAATCTGATTTGTTTGCTTTGCCTATAGATAGGAGGGACAAATGGCTCCCAAAAAATCTATATAAAGGTGGTTTTATTATGAAAGAACTGATACCGAGAGACGAATATGGTGTATTTGCGGATACGCGGGACGTTGCAAGAGTGGACAGCCGTTATGTGGCACAAGCGTTTGAAAGGAAACACAAAAATGTGCTCCGCGATATCGCCAACATTACTGGACCTAAATCCGGATTAAGTAAAAATTTTGCTGAGCTCAATTTTGAGCGGATTACTTACAATGACTCCGCTGGAAGAAAATTACCATGTTATCTACTGACAAGAGATGGCTTCACTATGTTGGCGATGGGATACACCGGGCAAAAAGCTATACATTTTAAAGAGCTTTACATTCATCGCTTTAATGAGATGGAACAATTTATCGACACTTTGGTTCATGTCCGTGATGAATTTCCACTTCTTACGGAACAAATTAAGCTACTCCATGATAATCCAAAACCATATCATTTCAGCAATGAATGTGACATGATCAACCGTATCGTATTAGGAAAATCAGCAAAACAATTTCGAGATGCATATGGCATTCCCAAAGGAGAAAGTATTCGGCCCCATCTTACAAATGAACAACTCAGCATGATCGATTTACTGCAAAAATTGGATTATGGTCTGATGCTTGCGACACCGAGCTTTCAAGAACGAAAGCAACTTCTCATCAATTATGTCATGAAAAAAGCAAGTCTACAAGGAGGCACCGATGATGGCAGCAGGTAAAAACAGTGAGGGATATCCTGATCCAACCGCCTGTGATGCTATCAAACATATCCATAAGGAAGAAAAGGCAGCGGGAAACCCTGCCTTTCGTCCATTGGTGTACATCTGCTCACCCTATGCAGGCGATATGGAAGCAAATGCAGCCCATGCCAGACGCTATTGCCGATATGCCGTTGATACTGGCTATATTCCCTTAGCCCCACATTTATATTTCCCGCAATTCATGATAGACAGCAATTCTAACGAACGCAACCTCGCCTTATTTATGGATATCGTACTACTGCGTAAATGCCAGGAAATATGGGTGTTTGGAAGTGTTATATCAACCGGCATGGCCCTTGAAATTGCGAAGGCCAAAAAACATAACCAGAAAATCCGTTATTTTACACAGGAATTACAGGAGGTCGAAAACATATGCAATTAACGCTTTATACAGCAGTTTGCACCGGTAATGCCAAAAACTGCCTGTATCCCAATCAGCATACCATCATGAACAGCGATGATTTTAAAGCGGCGATTCGAAAGGATCATGTATGTGCTGCCTATGACAACAACTACCGCAATGCGAAGCATTTTATAGCAGCAGATTGCCTTGTCATGGACTGTGATAACGACCATTCGGATACGCCAGCAGACTGGGCCACACCGGATACCATTTTCTCCACATTTCCGGAGGTTGCCTGTGTCATTTCGTATAGCCGTAATCACATGAAAATTAAAAATGGCAAAGCGGCACGGCCTAAATTCCATGTGTACTTCCCCATTACCGAAATCGCGGATCCGGATGCCTATGTAGCTTGTAAGAAAAAGATATTGTCAGTGTTTCCGCTATTTGATGATAAAGCACTGGATGCGGCCCGGTTTATCTTTGGCACCGATAGCACCGAGGTACTTTGGAACGATGGCCCTCGTACCATTGACCAGGTTTTAAGCACTGAGCTGGATACGATACCTGAAGGAAAACGCAACAGCACCCTCTCCCATTTTGCCGGGCGGCTTACGAAACGCTTCGGCACGACCGAGGAAGCACATCAATTATTTATAGCAGAAGCCGCGAAGTGCAATCCCCCGCTTTCCAAGGAAGAATTAAATACCATCTGGCAAAGCGCCATACGATTTGCCGGTAAGGTACAACAACAGGATGGCTATATTCCACCAGAGGATTACAATCTGGATTTCAAAAATGAATTTGTTTTAATGCCCGGTGACTACTCCGATGTCGGTCAAGCTGTAGTGCTGGCTCGAGAATATGCCGATACGCTCCAATTTACAACGGCTACCGACTTTTTACATTATGACGGGATATGTTGGAACGAATCTGACGAACAGGCACTCGCTGTGGTGCAGGAATTAACCGATAGGCAGCTACAAGAAGCGGAAACTGCAGAACGTGCTGCTTGGCAAAAGCTGAAGCAATCCGGTGGTTCTGATGTGTTAGTCGGCTCGGGTGCAGCTAAGGCGAAAAAACTGTTTGATGCAACACAACTGGCAGCCTTTACCCAATATGCGATCGCAAAGGAATATAAAACGTTCGTTATTAAGCGTCGCGATACCAAATATTTAAACTCCTGCCTGCAGGCAGCAAAACCCATGCTGCAATGTAAGCCGACAGAGCTAGACAATAATGAATTTTTACTGAATACCCCACTAGGAACATATTATCTGCCAGATGGATTATGTGGCATACATCCGCCAACAGCAACGGATAAAATCACCAAGGTAACGGAGGTTTCGCCTGGTGATACGGGAAAAGATTTGTGGTTTTCTGCTATCAATACCTTCTTTTGCAAAGATACAGAACTTATCGAGTATGTCCAGCAAATTGTGGGACTGGCTGCTATCGGAAAAGTGTATGTGGAAGCCCTTATCATTGCTTACGGTGAAGGTCGCAATGGGAAATCCACCTTCTGGAATGTTATCTCCCGGGTACTTGGCACCTATAGCGGCAACATATCGGCAGATACATTAACTGTCGGCTGTCGCCGGAATGTAAAGCCGGAAATGGCCGAAGCGAAAGGAAAACGGCTGCTTATTGCCGCCGAGCTTGATGAAGGTATGCGGCTCAACACCTCTATCATCAAGCAACTATGCTCGACGGACGCGGTTTTTGCAGAAAAGAAATATAAAGATCCTTTCCAGTTTATTCCCAGCCACACCTTGGTGCTCTATACCAATCACCTACCCCGCGTCGGTGCCAACGATCCCGGTACCTGGCGCAGGCTCATTGTGATACCCTTTAACGCTCGCATTGAAGGAAACGACGATATCAAAAATTATGCAGACTACCTGCTAAAAAATGCAGGCGAGTATGTACTGGCTTGGATCATTGAAGGGGCGCAGAAGATCATTCATAAAGAATTCCAGCTTACCACGCCAGCCTGTGTACGGGAAGCCATTGGTTCGTACCGTGAAAACAATAACTGGCTCGGCCATTTTCTGGATGAGTGCTGCGAACTTGGCGAAGCTTATCAGGAAAAATCCGGTGATTTTTATACTGCGTATCGGAACTTTTGTAATGTTACTGGTGATTATGTGCGAAATTCTGCCGATTTTTATACTGCCATTGAACAAGCCGGGATTATGCGTTTTAGGAATCGCCAAGGCCGGTTTGTTAGCGGAATACGACTGACAGAAAAAGCTATTTTAAACTAAAGCGTGACACCTCCGACACCTCCTACCATAAAGTCTCTATGGGCCCTTAAAATTTAACCCCTATAGGAAGTTATAGTAACCAGGTGTCGGGGGTGTCACACACCTTGATGAAAAGTCGATACTAAACACCCTGATGGAGGAAATCATGCGAGAAAAAATAATCGAACAGCAGCTTGTGCATGCTGTAAAACATAAAAATGGCATCTGTCCCAAATTCATCTCCCCCGGATATGACGGGATGCCGGATAGATTGGTGCTGCTGCCCCATGGACGCATCGCCTTTGTGGAGCTTAAAGCACCCGGAAGGAAAATGCGACCGCTACAGATACACTGGAAGCGCCAATTAGAAGCACTGGGTTTTCCAGTATACTGCATCGACAATAGCACGCAGATAGGAGGAATGCTGGATGCAATACAAGCCACATGATTATCAAACCTATGCCACAAACTTCATCTTAAAAAATCCAACGGCTGCCATTTTGCTGGATATGGGATTGGGGAAAAGCGTCATTACCTTAACCGCTATAGAGCAATTAATTTATGACAGTTTTGACGTCCATCGCGTGTTGGTGATCGCACCCCTACGTGTAGCACGAGATACGTGGCCAGCAGAAATCCAGAAATGGGACCATCTGCATGATGTAACGTATGCCGTTGCTATTGGTACGGCTACGGAACGAAAAGCCGCACTCTTGCAGCAGGTCAATATCCACATTATCAATCGTGAGAATGTGCCTTGGCTAATAGAAGATTCCGGCATCCCCTTTCATTATGACATGCTGATAATTGATGAGCTCTCCTCCTTTAAATCGTATCAAGCAAAACGGTTTCGGAGCTTATTAAAAGTTCGTCCCAAGGTAAAACGTATCGTAGGACTGACCGGTACGCCTTCTTCGAATGGCTTGATGGATCTGTGGGCAGAGTTTCGCCTGCTGGATATGGGACAGCGGCTTGGTCGCTTTATCACCCACTACCGGAGTGAATTTTTCCAACCGGATAAGCGGAACCAGCAGATGATCTTTTCTTACAAACCAAAACCCGGTGCAGAAGAAGAAATCTATCGGCGTATTGCAGACATCACCATTTCCATGAAAAGCAAGGAGTATCTGACCATGCCAGCATTAGTACGAAATGAAATCCAGGTACAGTTATCGAAGCGGGAACGAAACATGTATGATACCTTGTGTTCCCAGCTTGTGCTTTCACTAGATGGGAAAGAAATTGATGCCGTAAATGCGGCTGCCTTATCGAACAAGCTATGCCAGATGGCAAACGGTGCCGTCTACGATGCGGAAAAACGAATCATTCCCATTCATGACCGAAAGCTCGATGCCCTGGAGGATATTCTTGAAGGTGCTAATGGCAAACCCGTATTGATTGCGTATTGGTTCAAGCATGATCTGATACGGATTCAGCAGCGGTTTACCGTACGGGAAATCAAGACTTCGCAGGATATAACAGATTGGAACGCTGGTGTTATTCCTGTTGCTATTCTCCACCCCGCCTCCGCCGGGCATGGTCTGAACCTGCAACAAGGTGGCTCCACCATCGTCTGGTTTGGACTAACCTGGAGCTTGGAACTATATCAACAAACGAATGCCAGGCTCTGGCGGCAAGGGCAAACGGATACGGTCGTCATTCATCACATCCTGACTGCCGGAACCATAGATGAAACCATAATGAAATCGTTGAAAGAGAAAAACAAAACCCAGGCTGCACTGATTGAGGCAGTCCGGGCCAGTTTACGAGGAGGAAGCCTATGAGTGTTATCTGGAAGTACCTGAACAAACGAAGCGGTGCCATTGATGCCATCCGAGATTACGACAGCATGACGTTCATCATCGACAACACCAACGAGGATATCAAGCAGGCATATGCTGCCATGACCAGCCTGCACCCGTCCGGCTTCGATGGGATGCCGCACTCCTGCAACCCGCATGCCGCAGAAGATCATATCATCTCTGGCTTGGCGGACATCGACATTTTAAAGGAACGGTACCGACAGGCTGTGGAATACATGACATGGTTCCAACCTGCCTGGGAGAAACTGAGCAGCGATGAGCAATACGTACTGGAAACCTTTTATGCTGATGAGGATGCACAAACGAGTGCCGTTTATGCTATTGCCGATCATTTCCACATCGAACGGTCCTCTGCCTACAAAAGGAAGAATCGTGCATTGGCTAAGTTTGCCATTCTTTTGTTTGGAAAGACATGATGTCCAAAATCGCGGACGCATTTACCTGTTTTACGTGGTATACTAATAGCATGAAAGTGTGAGAGAAGCCTTCGAGGGAGCAATCCTTTGAGGTTTTTTGCTATGTCTGGAGATGAACATTGTGCCTTGGAAACCAAAGAAACCGTGCGCCTATCCCGGCTGCAAGGAGCTGACCGTGAACCGGTACTGCGAACAGCACCAAAAATTAATGGACAAACGTTATGACACGTACGAGCGCAACCCTGTCGTCAAGAAACGATACGGTAGAGCATGGAAGCGCATCCGGGACCGGTACATTGGAAAGCAGCCACTGTGTGAGATGTGCCTGAAGAACCACAAGACCACACCGGCAACGGAGGTGCACCATATCCGTCCCCTATCCCGCGGCGGCACTCATGACGAAGAGAACCTCATGGCGCTGTGCAAGCCGTGCCACTCGAAGATAACCGCCGAGATGGACGACCGCTGGCACCATACCAAAAAGGAATACCGTTACGAGTGACTACGCTCCGCCAGGAGGGGTGGTCCAAATCCCGGGCGCGCCAAAATGCTAGACCGGTGCTGGGGTCACACGCACAAAAATTGCGGTTCAAACGGGGGATTTACCGCATGGGAAAGGAGTTGAACAGCTATGGCCAAGGACGGAACCAATCGCGGCGGCAGACGGATCCGTGCCGGGGACAAGCCGGAGGCGCTGGCCGATAAGATTGCCAAGGGAAAAGCAGCCACCATTATCGACCTGCCGACGCCCACCTTAGAAGGGGCGGCGGATTTAAACGATGCCGCAGATCTCACCGGCGAGGACATGCCGAATCCCAGCGACTATTTGTCTGCCCGGCAGCGGGACGGCAAGCCGCTTGGTGCTGACGACTTGTTCCGCCAGACCTGGCGATGGCTGAAGGACCGTGGCTGTGAACGGCTCGTCAATCCCCGGCTGCTGGAAGCCTATGCCCAGGCATTTGCCCGGTATATCCAGTGCGAGGAAGCCATCAGCATGTATGGACTGCTCGGCAAGCACCCCACGACCGGCGGTGCCATTACCAGTCCGTTTGTGCAGATGAGCCAGTCGTTCCAGAAGCAGGCGAACCTGCTCTGGTACGAGATTTTCGATATCGTCAAGCAGAATTGTACGACAGCGTTTGTAGGAAGTCCACAGGATACGATGATGGAGCATCTGCTGCAGGCGCGGAAAGGAAAATAACCATGGAATTAATCAAAAAGAACATACAAGACCTCATCCCGGCAGCCTATAATCCGAGAAAGGATTTGCAGCCGGGAAATCCGGAATACGAAAAGCTGAAACGCTCGCTGGATGAGTTCGGCTACGTCGAGCCTGTCATCTGGAACAAGCGCACCGACAACGTGGTCGGCGGGCACCAGCGCCTGAAGGTGCTCCAGCAGGAAGGCATCTCGGAAATCGACTGCGTTGTAATCGACATGGACACCGAAAAGGAGAAAGCCTTAAACATCGCCCTCAATAAAATCAGCGGCGACTGGGATACGGATAAGTTAGCGCTGCTCATTACCGATCTGCAGGGCAGCGACTTTGATGTATCGCTTACCGGCTTTGATCCGGCAGAACTCGATGACCTGTTCAAGGCCGATATAAAGGATGGGGTACATGAGGATGACTTTGATGTGGATGCCGAGCTTAAGAAACCGGTGTTTTCCAAAACGGGTGATGTGTGGCAGTTGGGAACCCACCGTCTGCTCTGCGGCGACAGCACCCAGCCGGAAACATATCAGCGATTGCTGCAGGGAATACCGGTCAATCTGGTGGTCACCGATCCGCCGTACAACGTCAACTACGAAGGTCGGGCCGGAAAAATCAAGAATGACCATCTGCAGGACGATAAATTCTACCAATTCTTATATGATGCGTTCACCTGTATGCATACCGTTATGGCAGACGATGCCAGCATCTATGTATTCCATGCCGACACCGAGGGACTTAACTTTAGGAAAGCCTTCTCGGATGCCGGTTTTTATTTATCCGGCTGCTGCATCTGGATGAAACAGTCGCTGGTACTGGGACGCTCGCCCTATCAATGGCAGCACGAGCCGGTGCTCTACGGCTGGAAGAAGAAAGGGAAACACGAATGGTATACTGGGCGGAAGGAATCTACTATCTGGCAATTTGATAAACCTAGGAAAAATGAGGACCATCCCACGATGAAACCGATCCCGCTGTTGGCCTATCCCATCCTAAATTCCAGCATGACCGGCTGCACCGTACTGGATCCATTCGGCGGCAGCGGCTCGACGCTGCTGGCCTGCGAACAGACGAAGCGACGCTGCTATATGGTGGATCTGGATGAAAAGTTCTGCGATGTGATCGTGAAACGATATATCGAGCAGGTCGGATCGAGCGAACAGGTAACCGTGACACGGCATGGAAAAACCTATACCTATACTGAAATGGAGGCAATATAATGCGTGTATGTATCAACCCCGGTCATGACCGGGAACGGGACAGTGGTGCGGTGAACCCCGACACCGGACTGCGGGAATGTGATGTGGCTGCTGCAATTGGGGAATTAGTGAAAGGGTACTTGGAGAAGGCAGGCTGCGAGGTGCAGCTCTTGCAAAGCGATAACCTGGCTGGGGAAACACCGGATCTGCCCTGCGTGGTGGATACGGCAAACACTTGGCCTGCCGATGTATTTGTCAGTTTGCACTGTAATGCCGACAGCGGCTGTGCCCGTGGTACAGAAACGCTGGTGTATGCCAACGACAGCGGTTCATCTCCGCAGCTTGCCGCCTGCATCCAGTCACAGATCGTACAGAGCCTCGGCACCGTGGACCGCGGCTTGAAGGAACGGCCCAACCTCATCGTACTGAGGGACACCACGATGCCCGCCGTTCTGGTGGAAACAGCTTTTATTGATAACGAGGATGATGCCGCGCTGCTCACGAATAACGTGGATGATTTCGCCCGGGCCATTGCCCGTGGCATAACAGATTTTGAAGGGAGATAGAAAAAATGGATATTGAAACGATTAAGAACGAACTTAAGGAACACATTCTGGACTCGGTGCAGGAAGATGCCAAGAACGCCACTATTTCCTGGCTGAATACAACGGTGCTTCCGGCAGCCAAGGAAGTGGCGGATGCGTATACCGCAGCCTTGCAGGAATCTGCTGGCAAGGAAACCGGTTGGAGCAAGTTCCGCGATCAATGCTTCCTGCCGACGCTCATTGACGGCGGTCTGTGGCTGACCGGAAAGCTGCTCGGTAAAATGTCGGCGGTACAAGAATAATTTGTACAAATTATGGTACAAACCCCTTGCTATAGTTGCCGGTTAGAGTGATATATGTACATGACAAAAAACGAAAGGGGTTTACTACCATGAAAATTTTATACCATGCACAAGGAAAAACACGTAAGGAACTGGCGGATGCCATCAGCACCATTACCGGAGCCACAAAAGTGTATAAGGGGATTCCCAGCTATGCCTACGAGATTGGCTGTTTTACAGTTGACCGCGACGGCGATCTTAATTTTGATGACATGGCTGACAAGAAGAAAATCGAGAATTTGTTAGAAAAACTCGATAGTATGGGATTCCATGCCGATCCAGCCGAACCAACAGGAAAAAGACCTGACGATTCGGCGTCTAAGCAGGAGAATATAGACGACTTGGTGATTGCCATGCCACGTTCCTTCTTCACCGATACGGCACTGGAAAACCTGAAGAAGCTGATTCAGGCCAAGAGCAACTTAATGTTAAAAGTTTTCCAAACTGATGTGCTGCGCATACAGGTAACGGAGGATAAAGTGTTATTCCCTTGGTTCACCGGTTGTCCGGATGCTGATATGGTAAAAACCTGCACCCATTTCATTACGGCACTCTGCCATCTGGCGAAAAAGCAAAAACGGGTGCTGGCAACAGAACGAGTATCAATCAACGAAAAATATGACTTCCGCTGCTTTCTGCTACGGCTTGGCTTTATCGGAAAGGAATACAAGGACGAACGGAAGTTGCTCCTGCAGCACCTTTCCGGTTCCTCGGCCTTTAAAAACGGCAGAAAGGAAGAACACACTGATGAGATATCCAAGTAAGGAGCGACTGGAGCAATTACGCAGTGCATATCCTGCCGGGACGCGGATTGTACTGGTGCAAATGGACGACGCCTAGGCTCCACCAACCGGTACGAAGGGAACGGTTGTCGGTGTGGATGACACCGGAAGCCTGCTGGTGCATTGGGACAACGGCAGCACGTTGAATGTGCTGTACGGCATAGACCGCTGTCTTACAATCAGAAAGAAGTAATCACACCATATCATCATTACCAAGACTGCCAACCTCGGCGGTCTTTTTTGTTGCTGTCAAGGAGGTGACGCTGCTTGCGAACGTTGAAACGCTACCGTTCCACGAAATTCAAGGCCAAAGATTCCAAATACAACAAAACCATGGCGGACTATGCCGTGTCCTTTATCGAATGCCTCTGTCACACCAAGGGCACCTGGGCCGGGAAACCGTTTGAGCTGATCGACTGGCAGGAACAGATCATCCGCGATGTGTTCGGCATCTTAAAGCCGAACGGCTATCGGCAGTTCAATACCGCCTACATCGAGATTCCCAAAAAGCAGGGCAAGTCGGAGCTGGCAGCAGCGGTAGCTTTGCTTTTATGCTGCGGTGACGGGGAACAACGTGCCGAGGTGTATGGCTGCGCCGCCGACCGCCAGCAGGCATCCATTGTATTTGAAGTGGCAGCAGATATGGTGCGGATGTGCCCGGCCTTATCCAAGAGGGTGAAGCTGTTGGCTTCGCAGAAGCGGATCATCTACCTTCCCACGCACAGCTTTTACCAGGTCTTGTCTGCCGATGCCTATAGCAAGCACGGCTTTAACGTAAGCGGCGTAATCTTCGATGAGCTGCACACGCAGCCGAACCGGAAGCTGTTTGATGTCATGACCAAAGGCTCCGGTGATGCCCGGACGCAACCGTTGTATTTCCTCATTACGACCGCCGGAACGGACACTCATTCCATCTGCTATGAAACCCATCAGAAGGCGCTGGATATTATCGCGGGCCGGAAGATTGATGCTACTTTTTATCCGGTGATATACGGGGCCAAGGAAACCGACGACTGGACAGATATAAAAGTGTGGAAGAAAGCCAACCCGTCGCTCGGCATTACGGTCGGCATGGACAAGGTCAAGGCGGCCTGCGAATCTGCCAGACAGAATCCCGCCGAGGAGAATGCGTTCCGGCAGCTTCGTTTGAACCAATGGGTCAAGCAGGCGATCCGCTGGATGCCGATGGACAAATGGGATGCCTGCGCATTTCCTGTACAGCCGGATGAACTGAAAGGACGTGTCTGCTACGGCGGCCTGGACTTATCCTCTACGACGGATATTACGGCCTTCGTGCTGGTATTTCCGCCGCAGGATGAAGCAGACAACTATGTCGTGCTTCCCTACTTCTGGATACCGGAAGAAAACGTATCGCTTCGTGTCCGACGGGATCATGTCCCCTATGACGTATGGCAGAAGCAGGGATTCCTGCATACAACCGAAGGAAACGTCGTCCATTACGGCTACATCGAAAAGTTCATCGAAACCATGGGCGAACAGTACAACATCCGCGAGATCGCCTTCGACCGCTGGGGTGCGGTGCAGATGGTGCAGAATCTCGAGGGTATGGGATTTACCGTCGTCCCGTTCGGGCAGGGGTTCAAGGATATGAGCCCGCCAACCAAGGAACTGATGAAGCTGACGCTGGAAAAGAAGATTGCCCACGGCGGACAGCCGGTGCTGCGCTGGATGATGGACAATATCTTCATTAAATCCGATCCGGCGGGCAATATCAAGCCTGATAAAGAAAAATCCACAGAGAAGATAGACGGTGTAGTAGCTACGATAATGGCACTGGATCGTGCCATCCGCTGCGGCAACGACAACAGCGAAAGCGTATATGACCAAAGGGGGTTATTAATTTTATGAGTATATTCCAACGTATATGGGGTAAAAAGTCACGCGACAAGCCGAAAAACTACCTGTCTACGGCTTTTACGTTCCTGTTCGGCCCGACCTCCTCCGGAAATGTGGTGACGGAACAGACCGCTATGCAGACAACGGCGGTCTATGCCTGCGTCCGGGTGCTGTCCGAGGCCATTGCCGGACTGCCGCTTAACATGTATCGTTACACACCGGATGGCGGCAAGGAAAAGGCCATCAATCATCCGTTGTACAACCTTCTCCATGATGCCCCCAATCCGGAAATGACGAGCTTTATCTTCCGGGAAACGCTCATGAGCCATCTGTTATTGTGGGGCAATGCCTATGCACAGATCATCCGGAACGGCACCGGGCAGCCGATTGCACTCTACCCGCTGCTGCCCAGCAAGATGGATGTCAGCCGGGCCGCCAACGGCCAGCTTATCTATACCTACTCCAAGGACTCAGATGAGTTCGGCGCTAATAATCGCTGTCAGCAGATTGTCCTGTCGCAGGATGAGGTACTGCATGTTCCGGGACTTGGCTTTGACGGACTCATCGGCTACAGTCCGATCGCCATGGCCAAGAATGCCATCGGCATGTCGCTGGCAGCCGAGCAGTACGGCGCGTTATTTTTTGCCAATGGTGCTACTCCGGGCGGCATTCTGGAGCATCCGGGTATCGTGAAAGATCCGGTCAAACTGCGGGAAAGCTGGCATGCCCAATTTTCCGGTACAAACCGGCATAATGTGGCCGTGTTGGAGGAAGGCATGACCTTCCAGCAGTTATCCATCCCGCCGGATCAGGCGCAGTTCCTTGAAACACGAAAGTTTCAGATCGATGAGATCGCCCGTATCTTCCGGGTGCCGCCGCATATGGTCGGGGATCTGGAAAAATCCACTTTCTCCAATATCGAGCAGCAGTCATTGGAATTTGTCAAATATACCCTCAATCCCTGGTGCGTCCGCTGGGAACAGGCCATGAACCAGCAGTTGGTACTGCCATCGGAACGTTCGCAGGTCTTTACACGGTTTAATGTAGACGGACTGCTGCGCGGCGACTATCAGAGTCGCATGAATGGCTATGCCATCGGCAGGCAGAACGGCTGGCTTTCCGCCAACGACATCCGGGAGCTTGAGGATATGAACCGCATCCCTGCCGAACAGGGCGGTGATACGTATCTTGTCAACGGCAATATGCTGCCGCTGGATCAGGCAGGAAAATTTTATACCGAAAGCGAGGGGAAAAATTCATGAAGAAATTCTGGAACTGGAATACCGACAATGACACCGAACGTATTCTTACCATTGACGGGGCCATTGCCGAAGAAAGCTGGTTTGATGACGAGATAACGCCGAAGCTGTTTAAAAACGAGCTGGCATCCGGCCAGGGTAATGTCACCTTGTGGCTGAACTCGCCCGGCGGCGACTGCGTAGCGGCCAGCCAAATCTATGCCATGCTGATGGATTATGCCGGACAGGTCCACGTCAATATCGACGGAATCGCGGCTTCGGCTGCCTCCGTGATTGCCATGGCAGGTACAACCGTCAATATGGCGCCGACTGCACTGATGATGATCCACAATCCGTTCACGATCGCCATGGGCGATACTGATGAAATGGAACGGGCCATCTCCATGTTATCCGAGGTTAAGGAATCTATTATCAATGCCTATGAATTAAAGACCGGCCTTTCCCGCACCCAATTATCCCATCTGATGGATGCCGAGACCTGGATGAACGCGGGAAAAGCAATCGAGCTCGGCTTTGCCGACAGTATCTTAACAGATAGTAATAGTAAACAGATGCATGATACTGTCAGTATGGGAAGCTATTCTTTTTCCCGGCGGCAGGTCACCAATGCATTATTGAACAAGGCCATCGCCAAGGAATCTAAGTCAATACCGGCAGCAAACCGAACAACTATATCCGTAGCGTCGCTGCAGCAGCGGCTGTCGCTCTTAACACATTAAATGGAGGTACCAATATGAGTAAATTATTAGAACTGCAGGAAAAACGCGCCAATATCTGGGAGCAGGCCAAGGCATTTCTGGATGAAAAGCAGGCAGCCGGTGACACGCTTTCCACCGAGGATGCTGCCACCTATGACAAGATGGAAGCCGACGTCATGGCACTGGGCAAGGAAATCGACCGACTGAAAACGCAGGCTACCATTGATCTTGAATTACGCAAGCCGACTTCAACCGCTATCGTCAACAAGCCTGCAAAGCAGGACACAATTAAGCGTGGCAGGTTCAGCGATGCCTATGCACCCGCCTTTTGGGACAGTATGCGCGGCAACTCTCGTCCGGAAATCCGGAACACCTTAAAGGAAGGGGCCGACCCACAGGGCGGCTACCTCGTACCGGACGAATTCGAACGAACGCTGATCCAGATGCTGGCCGAGGAAAATGTGCTGCGCTCCCTGTCCCATGTGATCCAGACTGCCAGCGGCGACCATAAGATTCCGGTCGTTGCCAGCGAAGGAACCGCAGCATGGACGGATGAAGAAGCCGCCTACACGGAAAGCAACACTACATTTGGTCAGGTGTCCATCGGGGCGCATAAGCTGGGTACGCTCGTCAAGGTGTCCGAGGAACTGTTGAACGATTCCGCCTTCGACCTGGAAGGATATATGGCGCAGGAGTTCGCCAGAAGACTTGGCAATGCCGAAGAAGAAGCCTTTCTTACCGGCACCGGAACGGATCGTCCGTCCGGCATTCTCGTCGATGCCGCCGGTGCTTCGGATGGCTCGACTGCCGCCTCTGCTACGGCTATTACCTTTGACGATTTGATTGAGTTGTACTATTCGCTCCGTGAACCGTACCGCAAATCGGCTACCTTGCTGCTGCATGAAAGCACCGTCAAGGCCATCCGGAAACTGAAGGATACGCAGGGCCAGTACATCTGGCAGCCTTCCGTCAGTGCCGATGTACCGGATAAGATTCTGAACTGCCCTGTCGTCACCAGCCGGTATATGCCGCAGATGGCAGCCGATGCCAAGACGGTGCTGTTCGGTGACTTCTCCTACTACTGGATTGCCGACCGGCAGGGCCGCACCTTTAAGCGCCTGAACGAATTATACGCAGTTACCGGGCAGGTCGGCTTTCTCGGCTCCCAGCGTGTCGATGCCAAGATCGTTCTGCCGGAAGCCATCAAGACGCTCAAACAGGCCAGCAAATAACAGAAGGAAGGTGGCAGCATGGCAGTAACACGGGACGAAGCTAAATTATACCTGCGTATTGATAATGATGTGGAGGATGCTTTGATCGACAGTCTGATCCAGTCCTCCACCACGACGGTGGAAAATGTACTGCGCCATCCGTTAAGCGACTACACGACGCTGCCGGAGGACATCAAGACAGCTATTCTGTATGGCGTGGCCTATCTGTATGAGAACCGGGATACGGCGGACTTCGATGCCATGATCAAGCTCATGCGGGCCATGTTGTTTTCCTACCGGGATGAGGTGTTCTGATGGATATCGGGGAAATGAAGCAGCGGATTGAGCTGTTGGTGGAAGAAGATGTCTCTGATGGGCAGGGCGGCTATGACAGCACCTTGGTCAGCAAGGGCAGTACATGGGCCAAGGTGACCAATATCCACGGCGGAGAGTATTTCTTCGCCGCTGCCGTTCATCTGGAAAAGGATGTGTCATTTGTCATCCGGTACCGCTCGGATATCTCGGAAAAATGGTTCATCAAGTTCCGTGGGCAGAAGTACAACATTCAGTTTATCGATAATGTAAAATACGGGGACCAGTATCTGGAAATCAAGGCTACCTTGGCGGGGTGATGAAAATGACCTGGAATGAAATACGAATCGGGTGCGCGGCAGTCGGTGCCTGGCTGGGCTGGTTCATTGGCGGATTCGACAATCTGCTCTATACCCTGCTGACGTTTGTCTGCCTGGATTACATCACGGGTGTGTTATGCGCCTGCCGGGAACGGCAGCTATCCAGTGAGATCGGCTTTATGGGCATCTGCCGGAAGGTGCTTCTTTTTGTACTCGTCGGCGTGGCCCATACGCTGGATGCGACGATGCTCGGTTCCGGCAGCGCCTTACGGACTGCCACTATCTTGTTCTACCTGTCCAACGAGGGCCTTTCCATTGTGGAAAATGCCGCACGGATGGGACTTCCTATACCGGATCGGCTGCAGGAGGCATTGAAGCAGCTGCGAAAATAACAGAAGGATATCATCTATTGACCTGTTGGAGTTTAATCACTCTGGCAGGTCTTTTTTTTATGTCTTGGGTTCGAATAGCAGCTTGTTTTATCGACTACAGATATAAGGGCTAACAAAATAGGTTTACTTTCCCCTATTTCATGGCCTATCTGTAAGGAGATGATTTGTCATGAACGAACAACTAAGTAACCATACACTCGAAGCGAATAAGCCACAAACTGAAGCAAGGTCAATATCGCAGGAACAATTGCAACACGAAGTCGATTATGTCCGTGCCCAACACATACTGCAGTCCCTATTCCATAAAGGGCTGCTTTCCGCTGATGAATTTGCCAAAATAACGGCAGTAAACCGAAAAACATTTTCACCGGTATTAGCGACCATATTGCCCCCTATTCCTTGATATATCCGGCATATAGAGGTACTATGTCACACTACAAGGAGGTGAAAATCCATGAAAATGGTGACAAAAATCGGAGGCCAGCTTGTATTTCCTACATCAAAGCATAAACTGCGGGTAGCGGCCTACTGTCGGGTATCCACTGATAGTGAGGAGCAATTAGTCAGCCTTGCCACACAACGAAAGCACTATGAGGCTTACATTACGGCAAATCCGGACTGGGAGTTTGCCGGTATTTATTATGATGAAGGCATTACCGGCACGAAAAAAGAAAAGCGCCCAGCCCTACTCCACCTGATAGATGATTGCGAGCATAAAAAAATAGACTTCATTGTGACAAAGTCTATCAGCCGGTTTGCCCGCAACACCACCGATTGTCTGGAACTGGTACGTAAATTACTGGAGTTTACCGTTCCTATTTATTTTGAAAAGGAAAACCTAAATACCGGCTCAATGGAAAGTGAGCTCATGCTATCGATTCTGAGTGGCTTGGCGGAAAATGAGTCGGTATCGATTGCCAAAAACAGTACCTGGTCCATACAGCACCGTTTCCAAAATGGCACCTTTAAACTTGCTTACGCCCCATATGGGTATGATGTAATAGAGGGAAAACTGGTGCTACAGCCTAAGCAGGCTACGATTGTAAAAGCGATGTTTGATCAAACACTCGCCGGTATTGGCACGGATGCCATTGCCAAGGAATTAAATGCAAAGGAAATTCCGGCTAAACGCGGTGCCCATTGGACTGCAACAACCATTCGTGGCATATTGAAAAACGAGAATTACACTGGGGATGCTATTTTCCAGAAAACCTATACCGATTCGCATTTTAATCGTCATCATAACCATGGTGAGAAAGATAAATACCGGGTGGAACACCACCATGAAGCTATCATCACCAAGGACATATTTAAAGCGGCTCAACAAGTCATCCGGCAGCGTGGCAAAGAAAAAGGTGCACTGCCTCAGAATAAAAAGTACCAGAACCGCTATCCGTTTTCTGGTGTCATTCGATGCCATCAATGCGGTGCTACCTTCAAGCGGCGTATCCAAGGCGGTCGCAATTCCTATGTAGCTTGGTGTTGCGCCACCCATTTAGCAGATACCACAAAATGCTCGTTAAAATACATCAAAGAAACGGCACTGGAATATGCGTTTGTTACGATGATGAATAAGCTCATCTTTGGTCATGCCTTTGTTTTAAAACCGCTGCTTGCCAGTTTGCGTACCCTCCATTCGGACAACAGCATCACCGTCATTCAAGATTTAGACACAAAGCTGGCGGAAAACGCCGAACATCAAAAAACACTGGCGTATCTGCTGGCAAAAAAATATCTAGAACCCACCGTATACCAGAAAGGAAATAACGAGCTGCTGCAGGAAGCTGAACGATGGCAGCACCAAAAGGATTCTCTTGTAGATTTTTTGAATGACGATAATAAAACGGTACACGAAACAAGAAAATTACTGCAGTATACTTGTAAGGCGAAAATGCTAGCAGGCTTTGACGAAGCAGTATTCCAGCAATTTGTAGAACAAATTCTGGTCTACTCTCGAGCAGAAATCGGCTTTACGCTAAAATGCGGCATTACGCTACGGGAAAGACTGGTGTAAGCTATGAGCCATACACCGTTTGGGTATCGGATTAAAAATGGCAAAGCAATAGTGGATATGGAGGAAGCCAAAAAAATACGGGTGTTGTTCCAATCTTATCTTGCCGGGGCTGCACTGACTACGGCTGCTAAAGAAGCAGCGATCCACGCCTTCCACAGCGGCATCCGCCATATCCTGCAAACAACGCATTATATTGGGGATGATTATTATCCGGCTATTATTGATGCCGATACGTTTACTGCGGCACAAAAGGAAATCACCAACCGGGCCAAAAAGCTGGGGCGCATCCGAGAACCTAAAAAAGCGTCACCGGTCCTATACCCCACCATCTTCTCTCTTGCGGAAAAAACACAAACCTATACTGATCCGTTCCAGCAAGCCGAATATGCATACAGTTTAATAGAAAGTGAGGAATCCCTACATGGAATTACAGACGCGGAATGTCACAATCATTCCGGCACGAACTTATCTACACCGAAGCCATACTGAAGAAAAGCCAAAATGCCACGTGGCTGCTTATTGCCGGGTTTCTACCGACAGCGACGAGCAGGCCACCAGTTATGAAACTCAAATTGAGCACTACACCACCTACATCCACAATCATCCGGACTGGAAACTGGCCGGAATCTATGCCGATGATGGGATATCCGGTACCAATACCAAAAAGCGGGATGAATTTAATCGCATGATCGAAGATTGCATGGCCGGTACGATTGATATGATTATTACCAAATCCATCAGTCGGTTTGCCCGGAATACGCTGGACTGCCTGAAATACATCCGGCAATTAAAGGACAAGCACATTCCCGTCTTTTTCGAGAAGGAAAATATTAATACGATGGACTCTAAAGGCGAAGTGCTGCTTACCATTATGGCATCCCTAGCCCAACAAGAAAGCCAGTCCCTAAGCCAGAATGTGAAGCTGGGCTTGCAGTACCGTTACCAACGGGGCGAAGTACAAATCAACTGCAATCATTTTCTCGGGTATGCCAAGGATGAAAATAAACGCATGGTCGTAGTTCCGGAGGAAGCAGAAATTGTAAAACGCATTTATCGGGAATATCTTGAAGGTGCCAGTATGCTAAAAATCGCCCGCAACTTAACAGCGGACGGTTTAAAAAACGGTGCTGGCCACACCAAATGGCGGGACAGTAATATCAGACAAATTTTGCAGAATGAAAAATACATGGGTGATGCCCTCTTGCAAAAAACCTATACGGTGGATTTTCTTACCAAAAAGCGTGTCAAGAATACTGGCATCATGCCACAGTATTATGTAAAAGATAATCATGAGGCCATTATCCCCCGCGACATCTTCCTGCAGGTGCAGGAAGAAATGGTACGACGAAGTTCTATTCACTTGAAAAACGGCAGGAAGTTGACCTATAGCAGCAACCATTGTTTTTCCCAACGGATACGTTGCGGTAAATGCGGTGAGATATTCCGCCGGATACACTGGAACAACCGAGGAAAGAAATCCATCGTCTGGCGCTGCGTCAATCGAGTAGACCATACTGGTAAATGCGATGCTCGCACCATATCTGAGCCAGCACTCGAGCAGGTCTGCCTAACGGCCATCAATCAGGTGCTATGTGGGAAGAAAGATTTTCTTACTATGCTGCAGCAGAATATTGAAACCGTCCTCAGCCATGGCAATGATGAAACACTGGCAGCTATCGATACCCGGCTGGAAGAACTGCAGACACAGCTTGTAAAGCTGGCAAGTTCCAAGGCTGGTTATGACGATGTTGCCGAAGAAATCTACCACTTGCGCAAACAAAAACAACAAACACTGGCGAAAAGTGCCAATCAGGATGAAATCCGCAACCGCATAGAGGATATGGCTGCCTTCCTAAAAACACAATCCACTGCCATTACCCAGTTTGATGATCATCTTGTCCGACAGCTAATTGAAACCATAACCGTGTTTGAGGATAGCTGTACCGTAGAATTCAAATCAGGCGTGACAGTGGATGTGGAAGAGTAATTAAAGCATCCTATATCATTCAATACAAAACGTTCTCATGTATAATCAAAAAGAGTAGTTTGACATTCCTTACAAGATTTGACTTTTCGTTCTTTGATTACATCATCAGGATGTATTTCACCAAATAATAATGCTGAATGCGGATTATGCTTTTGAGTATTTTTTACAACTGTATTATGACTGTAATTTGCATAACAGTACAAACAACCATTTTTACAAGTATTATATGTTCCTATATCTATACTCGCGATACATCCACATTCTGGTCGTTGATTCGAGTCTTTTTCAACAAGAAGCCTATATTTACCAATCCTTTCAAACCTTTCTTTGTCTATACAATGGGCATGCGTGATATCGAATTTACTAAAATCTACACTCTCAGCACAAGTATCAATATAAAAGCCGTACTGTTTAGCAATTTCAGAAAACTGCTGCATGATTTCAATTTGTTGTGCTTTGGTTTCCTGCTGAATATGAAGTGATCGTGTATTACGAACAGTATCCCTATATAAATCAAGAAAACTGACAGTACACTTTTCTGTATAATCTCCAAGTTTTGCTGCTAAAATTTTAAAATATTTACAATGATATTCCATAGTATATGTTTCGTTAAAGAAGATCGGATCATATCGCCAAATCACTTTTTCTCGCCCAATTGCCTTAGATAATTTTTGAAAAGCAGGAATAATAATCTTACTTTTTGATGGGATGTTCGGTTCAACATCTTTACTATATGAATTTAAAGTGAATTGAAAATAAAACTTGTATTTTTCAAGTTCCGAAAGTCGATCAAGCATAGGAATAGGATTTTTTGTCCAAAATACAATTCCGTCAACAATGTCAGGAGATAAATTGATTTTGCTTATCTGGTGAATATTCATCGGATTTCTAACCAAAACATATTCTTCTTTCAGTCTGTTAAATAGCCATTCAGAATAATATGTTGGAATATCCGTTCTCCGACTTGCACTTATTATCACAGTATTCACTCCTCGTATAATATATTTGTAAGCAAGATTTCTGCCTCGCTTACAGCGTAAAATAACTTTTCATGGGAACATCCTGATGCTACAATTACTAATAGAGATTTGTGGCCAGGGAACGTCTTTCACTCCTTGCGGCCCGTCTTACGGTGACTGCTCAAAAAGCTTGACGCCTGCCTTAGTTGTCACATACTGCTTACACAGATATTGCGTCCCCGGGCGAGAATGGATCCAGCAACGTTGGTTCTCACGGGTGAATGCTTATTCGCGAGGGTGCAGTCAGCAATTAAGATCAGGATACTCCTTGTTCACTTATCCAATTCTTAGCCGGAAAGGGGGTGTTTTATTTGAAGAAGGCGGATCTTCTTTCTACTCTTTTTGTCGGAATTGACATTGGTTCCCGTAGCCATGTCGTAGCGCTTCTGGATTTTGAGTCTCAGAAACCGCTGCAACGCTTCGAGGTCACCAATAATCAGCCCGGCGCCGTGGAACTAGCCCAACGATTGGAAGCCTTTCTCCAATCCCGTCAGGACCTCTCCCGGTTGGTCATCGCGCTGGAATCCACTTCCTTTTACGGAATCCACATCGCGAATTACGTATCCTCCTGCCAAGTCCTGGCTCCGTTCCACACCTTGGTTTACTGTTTGAATCCGAAGGTCATCCGGAACTATAAAAAGTCCTTCATCGACCTGGGCAAGAACGATGCCGTTGATGCCTTTGTCATCGCCGATTTCGCTCGTGCCAACCGGATTACGACTCAGCCCTGGCGCGGCAGTCAGTTCTTAGCCTTACAGCGTCTGACACGCCATCGGCTGCATTTAGCGAAAGCCTTGACCCGTGAAAAGGCCTATATGCTTTCCAACATCTTCCTCAAGTTCAGCGAATTCTCTATGCTGGAACCGGATGAACAGCCCTTTTCCAATCGCTTTGGGGCCACGGCATCTTCGATCCTTACCGACTTTCTCTCCACAGAAGAAATCATTGAAATGCCGATGGAAGACCTCATCCACTATATCTGTGAAAAGGGACATCATCATTTTCCAGCTCCTGCGGACACGGCCAGCTTGTTAAAGCAAGCGGCCCGGAATTCGTACCGGTTAGACAAATGCTTGTATGAGCCACTGACCGTTTCCATTGCCTCGTCATGCACCGTCATCGCTACCTATAAGGCAGAAATCAAGACGGTAAATCAGGCTATTGAGAAAACGCTCCGGGGGCTGGACCCCAATGCCTACCAATGCGTATTGTCCATCCCAGGAATAGGACCCGTCATGGCAGCTGGCATCCTTTCGGAGATTGGTTATATTGATGCATTTCACTCCCAGGAGGCATTGGCGAAATATGCTGGCCTCGTATGGCGTGAAAACCAATCATCCCGATTCACCGGGGAAGATACTCCCTTATCCAAAGCTGGAAATGCCTATCTAAGGTACTACCTTTTAGAAGCTACCAGCCATGTAAAAAACCATTGCAGCGAATTCGCTGCGTTTTACCAAAAGAAGTATGCTGAAGTGAAGACACATCAGCACAAGCGTGCACTCGCGCTCACCGCTCGTAAGTTAGTCAGACTGATATTTGGATTGCTGGCCAAGCATCAGCTCTACTCTTCTAACAGAGTAGTCCAAGCTTAATACGAAACGAACATACTTTCTCTTTTTTTAAGATTGAGAGAAAGGTTTGTTAAGTGTACCCTTTTTTCTGGATTTCCCCTGTCATTCTTTCTTTTATGAGCTTGACATATTACCAGATAGCTTATTCACTTCTATTAATAACTGTGCACTAGAACAATGCGTTGGTGGTTCATATTTATATAGTTTTTCAGGTATTTCCCCATATAAAAGATCTGTGCTACAATGTTCAATTCCATACTTCTGATGCTCATTTTTGATGTTGTAGGGAAAATAATAAGGAATAACCATTCCATTAAATCCTTTTGCAGAAAGATTTTTAACAATATTTGAAAAGTATTCACGGCCACGATAACAACTATTTACGTCATTAATTATGATAACAAAATCGCCTTTTTGTTTTCCTTGGATAAGTAAACTGTCAACTAAATTATAAAAAAATTCATCTATCTTTTTAATTTGATCGGTATTATAAAAATATGAAATCACGTATTGTAAAATCAATACATTAATATCATTCACAAGGTATTTTTCAAAATAATCAATAGCATCATCATAGTTAAACTCCACATTTCTAATAATATGATTTTGATAAATTTCAATTTGATGATGAATAGGTTTCCATAATTCATTTTTATCAATTCCTGTATATGATATTGTCTTATTTCCTCCACACTCTTCCACATAAGACTCAAATGCCATTAAATCTGGACAACCGCCACATCCAATGGAAAGTATATTATAATTCTCCATCGAATTAATTGTTTTGCTTTGCCGCAAGAGATACCAAATTTCAGAAGCATATTTATAAGAGTAGTCACATACATAAAAATTAATCAAATTATCACAATCATATTCTTTTTTGTCACAAGGATTCTCTTTAGGAAAGTGTATTTCTTGAAGACAATATTTACATCCCCCAGAACATTTACCAATATGAGTACAGTGTTCACATGAACCTCGCAAAAAATATTTTTTATCACAATAAGCAATCACCTCATCAATAAGCAACATTCTCATCCCTCTCCATCAATAAATAAGTAAAAAGCTTTACCCCTTTATAAATAATATAAAATCTCAAGTGAAAAATATAGTAAACCTCGCATTTACAATGTTTACTTCCCTTTCACCATAAGGCATCAAGCTATGCCTGCAACTTTATGCATCGTGGCAACTCCTAACACAGTCGAATATCTAGGACTATTATTTAATTTTCTCACTGATGATACTTTTCGTCGTAATCCATGGTAAATTAAATTTAGCTTGGTATGAATCAAGCAGAAAAAAATCATTCCGCGTATTTTCTTTTATTTTCAGTTTAGGTATATAGAAAGATTTAATATCAGGGTTTGTCAACTCTAAACTAATATACTGATTAATATAACTTGATAATAATGTACCTGACTGCAACAGTGTATATGGTCCAAATCTAACAGAGAAAAGGACTATATTAGCAACAATAGCATTTAACAGGGCTTCAAGATTTGCAAGATAAAAATTTGTTTCTCTATTATGTTTTGTTTTATTATAAGCATCATACCAAATTAATGATTTGGTAGGAAGACTTACATTCCAAGATGAAAATGGTTCAATAGGTTCAAGAAATTTATAGCTTTTAAAACGTACTTTATATTCCTTTAAAAAACAATGATCAATTAATAGACAATAATCTTGCGTTGTATACCTTTGTTTTATTGGTAAAATATCAGCAACTTTAAGTATAGATATACATTGACTTTCAAATTCTGTACAAGCCAATAATAATAATTCACGAATATGGTGTCCATAAACATTAATATTATTTTTGTGTGGTTCAATATATGTAAAAATATCCATTAATTGTTGAAATAAAAGTAGTATTTCTTGTTCCTCTTCTTGGCGCAAATAATTATTGAATCCAAGACCTTGTTCAAGCTCATTAACAAAAAACAATCCTGGACGCCAAATAGATTTTGTAGTGTAACCTACATCTGAATTCATTTGTGTAATATCTTTGGCTCCAAAACGTTTTTTTACCCATTCATCTAAGGTATCTTGTTTTCTTTTTTCCAGTACTGTCAATCCTGGAGATATCGAATATAAGCCCCTTGAACTTCCATAAAAATGAACAAAAAAGCCATCTATTTCATACGCAAATCCAAGTGGACAGTGTTGTTCTAATTTATCATTTGAATCCCAATTGGGTATAGTTGTTTTTGTATTTTCATAACAAATTGCTTTCATTTTGGGTACTCCTTAAAATTGAAAATATATCTATATTTTCTACATCCAACCTACTCACTCGCAAAGCCATTTTTCCACAAAACATCCAACTTATACACTATGAACCCCTTATCCAACTCACCGTCTAAACTATCAAAAAATGGATTGCGTTGATATGTTCCCATGGGGTGATGAAACTCCGATTTTGAATTTCTCATTTTTAATCTCAAAATAGTGGAAATAGCTTATTTACTACACTTTCCAGCGTTTTTACTTTCCTGTCCTAGACATCAAACATACGCACTCAACGTGTGTCTCCACTACTCGGTTGCGAATTCATCGGTATGTTCTCACTGCATGGTTGAAAATCAACCAATTGGGTGCGACAAGCTTGTGTTTTATCCGAAATGATGTTCTTTATTACTGATAACCTTTCCACAGGCGTTTGATTCTCTTCAGAATCATTCTTGGACTGTCTCTTCTTACGTCGGTTTTTCCTCTCCGGCAAATCAAAGTCTTTGGCATCCCGGCCATCCTTTATCCCGGTCTTGTAGATAAAGCATAACTGGTCCGGTTTAGCAACGCCCTCCTTATTATATCCGCCTACCATCACATAATCAACGATACTCAAAAATATATCTGGGTCAAATTCGTCTAAAATTTCGTTGTTTTTCAGCATTTGATGAAACTTAGCCAGCCGCTCTTCTTTGTCCTCTCGTTCAGAAAAGTCCCGTTTGAGCTGGGCCCGCCGTTCTTTCAGTGCCTCGATCTCCCGATCCATTTTCTTATACTTTTCTTCATATGCGTCCTTGGTAATGGTCTTTTCAAGCCTCAGGTCAATCAAGCCATCCAGTTTTTCTTCGGCTTTCTTAACCTCCCGATTCAGCTGCTGTAGCTCCTTCTTATAGATGTCCGGCTCCAGCACATCTTCCAGCCGCTTCATGGCTTCCTTCAGGATATCCTGATTGCCCTCACAGGTCCGCCGATAACTGTCCACAAATGCATTTTCAATCGTCTTTTCCGGAACGGCCTTACTTTCCGGGCAATTCTTGATGCCATATTTGGTCGCCTGTATGCACTGCCAGACAACCTCTTTCTCATTCTGATGCACTACCCTTGTCCGCCTTGTCAGCGAGTTCTTACAGAATCCACAAATCAATTTCCCACTGAATACATAGCGGTGGGAGCCATCCAGGTGAACGCCCGGTGCAAAAAACCGATATTTCTTGCTTGCCTGCCGTTTACGAATGATTTCCTGCACCCGTTCAAAATCCTCGGCTGAAATAATTGCTTCATGATGATCATGCACATAGAACTGATCTTCATCCCCAAAGTTGCTGAGCCGCTTCTTCGTGATAGGGCTGACGGTGAAGGTCTTCCCCATCAGCAGGTCACCCTTATATTTCTCGTTCTTCAGGATTCCCATAATGGTCGAATTCGACCAGGAGTCCTTCCCTCGGGTGCTTTTATAGCCTAATGACTTCAATTCCTTGGCAATCATGCTGGATCCGCAGCCTTCCAGATATCGTTTGAATATAAGCTTAACGATCTTGGCCTGTTCCGGATTGACGCTGATTTCCTTGGTATCCGGATCATAGTCATACCCCAGGCAGCCGTTATAGCCCACCAGTTCGCCACGCCGCATCTTCATCTTGAGACCTTTTTTGACATTGGCCGAGGTATTGACTACTTCCTGCTGATAAACGGCACTCAGCACGGAAAGCAGGAGCTCTCCATCCATCTTCATTGTATCAATGTTCTCTTCTTCGAACCGGATGGCAATATGATGGTCCTGCAGCATGCGGACATATTTGAGTACATCCAGCGTATTTCTGGCAAACCGGGAAATGGATTTCGTGATGATGAAGTCGATCTTCCCTGCCAGGCAGTCGTTAATCATCCGCTGAAAGTTTTCCCGTTTCTTCACCATGGTACCAGTTTGTGCTTCATCCGCATAGATATCGACGAGTTTCCACTGCTTGTTCTGCTGAATCAGATCTGTGTAATACTTGACCTGGGATTTATAGCTTTCCAGTTGCTCCTCATCGTCTGTACTCACCCGGCAATATGCAGCAACCCGGATTGACTGGCTCTGACTCCGTCCGGTCACATGTGTTCCCGGGACACGCGTTGCCTTGATTACTTCAATTTCAGCCATAACAACACCCCGATTGTTTCAATCTTTAAATCTAGCATATAGTTTATAATTTAATTCTACACTACAGCTTAGATTTAATCAAGAAAGAATTCCATCGGGAATCGAATAATCTGCTTTGAGCTTTTCCACCAGCCGTTGGTACTCTCCCGGTGTCAATTTCTTTGCCCGGTAAAGACGATTGAACATGGCCAGCAGAATACTATATCGCATGAGTCGTTCCTTGTCGTTTCCCTGGTTTCCTGTCATACGCTCACCTCATGCTGCGCTGCCGAACACGCTGTTTTTTCTGTTGTTGTTCTTCTTTTTCTTCTATTATAATAGCCTGCTGTTTCTTACCGGCTGCTTTCTTCGTTGACAGCAGTGCCTTATCGAAGGCTTTGTTCTGTTTGATGATGCCCTCGATCTTCCGGTTGCTGATGCCATCTTTCTGCATCTCACCAATGACTGCCCGCTGGAACTTTTCCGGCGTATCGTTGCGGTCATCCCTCAAGGCCAGGGATGCATAGTATTCGTACCATTCCCGGCTCTTGGCTTTTTCGCCCGGACGGTGTTCACGGATAGCTGCCTGCTGCGCCTCAAGATACGACTGCCGTTTTTCCGGCGAGGGAATGTTCCCTGCCTTAAATCCCCCGCTGCGCTCCGGCTCCGCATAACGCTGAAATACCTGATATCCTGCCTGCAGCCGGAGATCCTCTTTGCCTAAAAGTTCCGTCGTTTTTTGATACTGTTCCTGGGCAAAACGGCCCTGCCCCTCTTCATAGGAACACGCCCCGAGCTTTTTATCCTCCAGCGACAAGCTGACATCCTTCCGATAGCCACGGCGAAAGACGCCAGTCTCCTGCCAACGCCTGGCATAACGGGCATCCCCAGCCCGTTCCTTCTGCAGATGACGGATTGCTGCCATGCCGGAATAATCTTCGATGACCGGCACGGCAAAGGGACGGTCCACCGGACCATGGTTTTCGCTATGCAGCTGCAGTTTGCTCAGCTGCTCCATGGCTTCCACCTCTGCCAACGTAAAAGCGATCTGGAGCTTCCGGGCATACCCGTCCATTGCCAGCTGATCCGGGCGTCTGGTTGTCTCGATCAGATAGGCATTGGCTGGCAGGGGATTGAGTTTCCGCATGGCTGGTGTTGCAGTTTCCCACTGATCCAGTCCGTCCAGATACAAGTTTTCTTTTCCGTCTGCTGGCGTGACATTCAGGACAAATGCCTGCGGGAACTCGCCCAGCTGCTCCTTCATTTCCTTCGTACAGGCATAGCGATACGTCCTGGCCTTCCGTTCATTGATGGCCTGGATTTCCGGATACTCTTTGCAATATCGTTTCTCATCCCAGGCAAAACGTGCCATGGCTTTCTCGCATTCCTTGAGCTGCTGACGACATTCGGTCAGCAGCTTGTTTTCATTCAGGGACGGCGTCCCGATCTGATTGAAATGCAGATACGTCTTCCGCAGCTCTGCATCCGCGAGCAGACTCTGCCGGAAGTTCATGAGCTTATAGGAAAGTGCCTCCTGGATGCTTTCCTTATTGCGCAGTTCCAGACTGCCGATCTTCAACGGCACCAGGCCATGATCATAGCTGCCATAGGAAAATAGGAGTTCAGCCATGGCCGCTTTCCCTTCGCCTCGCTGGATGGCATCGAACCGTTCTTTATCCAGTGCATTGAGCTGGACCAGAAAACCATAGGCAGCTTCGCCCTGCAGGATTTCCCCATCCGCATAGGCTTTGCCGTCCGGTCCCGGTATCGGGATATCGCTATAAAGCGGCGTAACCGAAAGGCCGGCAAACGGACGGGCCGGCTGATCCGGCATCTGGTTTTCCTGTCCCTGTTGTTTGCGGCGTGTCTCGGCTTCCAGCATCCCTTTCATCAGATTGTTCGCCTGCTTCATGCCATAGAACAGGATCTTCGGATTGGACTCCATGCGTTGAAGTTCCTCTTCGGTAAACAGCGGATCCTGGGCATAATCATAGCTCAGCTTGCAGGTTTTCATGAAGAGCTGCGCACTCATCTTCTCACCGATTGGATTGAGGCCCTGTTCCCTGGCGTATTCCCGCATGCCATGGTAAAGGTTTTCATTATTAGGCTCAATACCAGCGATGGCAGCGCCGTTATCAAGGAGCAGTCCCTGGGCATAGGCCCGATCGCTGTCCTGGTCGCCAGTGACGGGTTCCAGTGTATTCTCCAGTTCCAGGATGTCTTCGGCATTATAGAACCTGCGCAGGCTGCCATCAAAGCCCTGCCCATTTTCGATGCCATACCAGTATTCGATCTCAACCGGCTGCGCACCATCCTTGAGTGTATAGGATTTCTCCGCAATCGTTGCATCACTGAACCAGCGATTATCCCGGTGCGCCCTGGATGCTGCCTCCATGCGCAGGTAATTGGCACAGCTGAACTGGTAATAAGTCCTGGTTCCGCCATTATACGGACGGCCATAGGCGCCTGGCGGTTCCAGGTTCCCGTAGGTCCGCAGGTTTTCGATGAGCACCTTGGCTGCCTCATCCCGGCTGGCATAAACGTCTTTCGCTGCCATCAGGACTCACCTGCCTTCGTTGCTGCTTCTGCCTGCCGGAATTCTGCTTCCAGAATGGCATTTTCCTCTAAGTCGATACACAGTTCCTCTTCCTGCTGTCTCAGGATCTCCTCAACAGGAGGCATCTCCTTCGCTGTCTTGTCCATCTTGGTCGGCTCCTTTCTCAGCTTCTTATCCGCTGAATCACTCTATATACAGAGACAACCAGATGGACACTTTTGCCAAACAGCCGAAGTCACTTTCAGTGCATCAACTACATGAATTGGCTTTCTATAAGGGCACGCAGCTGCGCTGACAGGCTTTCGTGCGCTGCACAGAGCCCGCTTTGCGGTCTCTGCCCTGCGGGCTTCAATCCCTCGTGCGCAATAAGGTAGGTTTGCTTCGCAAACCCATGGATTCAATAAAACGCAAAAAAACTGCCGCATCCTAAGATACGGCAGTCATCGATTGGGACTTCTTTTGTTTTACTTGGTGCTACCCTCACACCAAATCATGCAATTGGGACTTCTTTTGTTTTACTTGGTGCTACCCTCGCACCAAATCATCTTCTACTATTATTATACCATAAGCCCGGAAAAAAGCCACTGGATTCTCAAAGGCCAAGCTCCGCATGGAAGTATTGCAAGGCTGAGAAAGCGATGATACGTTCCGCATGATACTTAGCCGGATCCACAGCCCATTTCTTGTAATCTCGGATGAATTTGTCAAAGCGACGGGCAATGACATCCTGCTTCTTCAGGAATTCTGCATACTCACCGCTGTCAATCAATGTCTCTTCGCCAATATAGCGGGGATCTGTAACGACCACTGCTTTCGTGAAATCCAGGCCAGACTGATCAGAACGGGACGAATCCTTAAAGATATAACTATGTTTATGGCGGATATGCGTTCGAAACGGAATAGCAAACAGGATCCCGTCCACTTCTAAAAGGGCCATGCAATACTGCCGATGCTCTTTCTGTAAGATTTCCCCGCAGCCCGCATATGCCTTGTAGAACGCCCTGGTCAGATGTTTAGGCTTCTTATCTATCTTCAATCTGCTCACTCCCAA